ATGGCCAGCCGACCGCGGGCGAGCGCTTCAAGCTGCGTGACCTGGTTTCACGTGAATCCATCGAGAGTGTATTGATTGGTGGCGACAGCTACACCGAGGACTAACTAATGCTCTGCAACGACCTTTACTGGATACGCATGCGCCTGACCGCCTGGGGGCGTCTGTGCCGCGCTGTCGGCATCGGCTACCCAAACATGGCCGCGACCGAACGAGCCCGCGTAGGGCGTGGTGGTTCGTTTGACGGGCCATCTCTACCTGATGACCTGGCAGAGATCGATGTCGAGGTCGCGCGTTCTCCGCCTCAGCACAAGCTAATCCTTGTCGAGGTGTACACGAAGGACGCGCACTGGCGAGATCACGCCGCGCGCTTGCGTCTGTCGGCTGACAGCTACTTCAGGCGTAAGAAAACAGCGGAAGTGTATTTAAACACCCGCTTGCGCAGTGCAAATGAAACCGTACGCTGCGCGTGACGCTGAGTAACTGCCTCCGCAGTTAGCGCGTTCGTCTATCCCCTCTGCGCTCGCGAGCAACTGAGCGCTTTCGGCCCCACTCGTTGGGGCCTTTTTTATTCCCAGGCCCAGCCACCAGTGACCGTCGCCGTCAAGCGTTTACCCCGTCAGCGCAAGGGCGAGTCGCTGTATGCGTACTACCTGCGGGTAGATAACGCCCCTCTCAAAAAAGGCTGTCGCCATGATTTTGATGGTGTGCTTGTCGTCACTAGCAGGCGCATTTGCGCTAAGTGCGGCGGCATTGAGAACCGCAAATGACCGTCGCCGTCGATCTCTTCTGGGATGCCGAGAACTCAACCGACGGCACCACCATGACGACGACGATCATGGGCAACGGCACGCACGTGAGCGCGACGGGGGCGTGGAACCTCAACAACTCATCGAACTTCACGGTCTCGACGTCAGGCCAGAAGGGCCACGGTACGCGGGAGTTCAGCGTAAGCGGTACGCCCTATACGGACAGCGCCGGCACACGCGGCATGCGCCAGGACCACAGCACGCAAGGCGGTGTCGACAAGTGGTTCTACTGGGAGAAAACGGTACCCACGGCGAAGTGGTCGGCCTCTATCTGGTTCAAGACAGGCATCGCCTACCAGGACTTCGAGAGCTACACGGTCTTTGGGCTCATCGACTCGGGGTTTGCCGGCGGCGCGATGTTCAACCTGCAGACCTTTGGCGGCAGCTCACACGAGACCTACATCGAGAACGTGAGCTCGGATCTCACGCAGGGTCCCTCGCTCTTGAAGGACACCTGGTACCTGATCTGCCTGCTCTACGACAAGGCTAATAACCTCGGGAAGCTCGCGATCTTCGATACGAGCTACGCGCAGGTGGGCTCGACGGTGCAGCAGGCGCTGAACAGCGCGGGCAGCCCTGGTGACTGCAGCCACGTGCGCGTGGGGTCGTTCGGCGGCGGCTTCCCTTCGCATGCGGTGTTCAGCTACTACGACGATCTTGCGGTCGATATGTCAGGTACGACATTCCCGCTGCTGCCCACGGCCGCTGCTGGTGGGGCGGCGGCCAAGTCTCTTGCGTTACTGGGAGTGGGTTAAGTGGCAGACAACGTAATCCTCTCCGCGGGCACCGCCGATGGCGTGACGCTCGCGACGGATGACATTGGCGGCACGCACTACCAGATCGTCAAGATCAGCTTCGGCGCGCTGGATACGGCAACGCCTGTGTCGGCCGCGAACCCACTCCCTGTCGTACAGACTGGCACGCTGAACGTCGGCACCGTCACGGCCGTCACGGCGATCAGCAACGCGCTGCCGGCGGGCACGAACAATATTGGCGATGTCGATGTCCTGACGCTGCCGGCGCTTGCCGCCGGTACGAACAATATCGGCGACGTGGACGTACTCACCGTCCCGACTGATCCCTTCGGCGCCAATGCGGACGCTGCCAGCGCCACCGGTTCGATCTCCGCGAAGCTGAGGTTCATTGCCTCGACCGGCATCCCGATCACGGGTACCGCCAGCGTAAACGTCGCGCAGATGAATGGCGTGACCGTGACCATGGGCAACGGCGCCTCTGGCACTGGCGTGCAGCGCGTGACGCTAGCCAACGACTCCACGGGCGTACTGGCGACTGTCACGACGCTCACGAACATCACGAACTGGGGCAACATCGTTGACGATGCGGCCTTCACGCCGGCCACGACTCGCGTGCTCATGGTCGGCTACCAGGCAGATGAGACCGCCACCGACTCGGTAGACGAGGGCGACGGCGGCGCAGCGCGCATGACGCTCGATCGCAAGCAGATCACGACGGCTCACCCGCATACGCAGGGTGGCCTGCTGATTGCTACGGGCTCCATCACCAACACCGCAACTGCGGTCAAGGCGTCAGCCGGCCAGGTCTATGGCTGGTACTTCTACAACCCGAACGCCTCGGTCGCCTATGTGCAGTTCTTCAACACTGCGGCGGCGTCGGTGACGCTGGGAACGACGACGCCTGTCTACTCGCTTGGCATCCCAGCGACCTCGGGTGCCAATGTCATGATGCCCTGCGGCATCGCGCACTCGACGGCAATTGCCATCGGCGTCACCACGACGCGCGCGGGCAGCACGGCGCCAGGATCGAGCGTCGATTACAACATCTTCTACTTCTGAGCCGTGCTCGCCTGGATCGTCCAGCTCGGCTACAAGGCCGGCGCTGGGGCTGCACCGACCCCAACCCCCGCCGCCACCACGCCGACACCGGCCGGTAGCAGCTCCCGCACCAAGCGCCGCTATCTAGTCCAGATTGACGGGCAGGACTTCCCGGTCGCGAGCGAAGCGCAGGCCATCGCGCTCCTGCAGCAGGCGCGGGCACTAGCCGAGCGCCAAGCGGAGGCGAAGACCAAGAGCGTCGAGCGCCGCTTGCGTAAGCGGGCAGAGGTGCCAGCGGTTGCGCTCAAGGCGCCTGACATCGTGGTGCCCTTCGAGTTCAGCGCAGCCACTGCGCCACTGATCGCGGACATCGAGCGGCTGTATCAGCGCGCTTCCATGGAGATGGAGCTACGCCTGTTGCTCGAGAAGCAGCGCCAGGCCGAGGACGACGACGAGGAAGTTCTACTGCTTTCCTGAGGAATACCTATGACGAGTTCACGACCTGACCAGCGCGTTGATGCCACCGCCGGCAATAGCATTGTGATGTACGAACAGGGCGCGGCGACCAACGCCGGGCTCTGGGAGATCTGCGTGGCTAGCGGCGTGCTCAAGATCCGCACGCTGACCGATGCGGGTGGCGCGGGCTCTGATGTGCTCTCCGTCACTCGCTCCGGCACCGGGCTCACCATCGTGGCGCTCGCGTCTGCCATGGTGCCGTCTGCGGCCGATGATGCGGCTGCGGCTGCGCTCAGCCCGGTGGTGCCGATTGGCGGGCTGTATCGCACGGCGAGTGCGCTGAAGATTCGGGTGGCGTAAAGAGTGTGAGCGCGGTTGCGGTTGAGGTCATCGACTACCCCATACCGTACAAGTTCGCGCCGTTCCTCAAGCCTAAGCGCTTCAAGATCGCCAAGGGCGGCCGAGACAGTGGCAAGTCATGGACCATCGCGCAATTGCTGCTACTCGAGGGTGCTAATCGCACGATTCGTGTCGGGTGCTTTCGCGAGGTGCAGAAGTCTCTTAAGGACTCGGTCTACACGCTGCTGTGTGACCAGATCAGGCGGCTGGAGCTCTCGGACTTTTACACCGCTACCAGGGAAGAGATCCGGGGGAAGAACGGTACGCTGTTTGTGTTCAGCGGCCTGTCACTGCAGACCAAGGACTCATTGAAGTCCTTCGAGGGCTTGGACTACGCCTGGGTCGAGGAAGCGCATTCGGTCAGCCAGGGCAGCTGGGACGTGCTGACGCCGACGATACGCAAGCCTGGCTCGGAAGTGTGGGCTAGCTTCAACCCTGAGATGGACACGGATCCCGTGTACCAGATGTTCTGCCTGCATGAACGTGATGACGCGATTGTCGTCACCGTCAACTTCTACGACAACCCGTGGAAGTCCGCCGCGCTCGACAGCGAACGCGAGTCGATGAAGCGCGATGACCCTGAGAAGTACGCGCACATCTACGAGGGCAACTGCCGCCCCGCTGTTGAAGGGGCTATCTACTACAAGGAAGTCTCTGCGCTTAGGTCTCAGGGCCGCTACCACGCGGTGCCCTATGACCCGATGCTGAAAGTTCACGTAGTCGCTGACTTAGGCTTCAACGACTACATGAGCCTTCTGCTGGTACAGAAGCTAGCCTCAGAAGTGCGCGTGATCCGCTACATCGAGGACCGGAAGCGCGATATTCCTAGCTACTCGCAGGAGCTGAAGGACCTCAAGCTCAACTATGGCACGGTGTGGTTACCGCACGATGCGCGCGCTACTTCGCTCACGGCGGCTAGCAACCCTATCGGTGCAACTGCTCAGGAGCAGTTTCAAAACCTCGGGTGGGCGGTGCAGATCGTCCCGAACATCAACATCGAGCAGGGCATCAGAAAGACACGGGAAGTGTTCCCGCGCGTGCATATCGACAATACCGAGGCGACTGAACTCCTGAACCGCCTTGGCCGCTATCGCCGGCACGTGAAGCCCGATGGCCAAGCGACGATCCCCGTGCATGACGATGAGTCGCACGGCTCGGACGGCTTTCGCTACATGGCGCTGATCGCCGATCAGATGACGAACGACACGGATGAGGATTGGACAAAGCCGATCCCTTACGACAACCGAGGAATTGTATGAGCACCGACCCGCGCATTGACCCCGGCTTCAAGCGCCTTCGCCAGGAGCAGCAGGTCATCGTGTTGTTGGGCGCGATTCTGGATGCACTGAAGAAGCCGGGGGCTGTTGCAGAGGTTCCGCCTCGCGCGCCCCGCAAACAGGACAAGAGATAGCCCGTGGCCAAAGCGGCTGAAGATTATACGACGCTGATCAACGCCATCGATGCCGAGGAAATGCATTCCTATGGCGCCGATGGCGATGGCACGCTCGCGCAAGAGCGCGCGACCAGCATCGAGAACTATCTCGGCAAGAACAACATGCCGGCGCCCGATGGCCGCTCGCAGATCATCGATCGCACGGTCTACGAGACCATTCAGCAGATCAAGCCGTCGCTCGCGCGCATCTTCTCGAGCGGCGACGACGTTATCGAAGCGCAGCCCGTGGGGCCTGAGGACGAGGAAGGGTCGAAGCAGGAGTCGCAGTACCTGAACCACGTGCTGCTGCAGAAAAACGACTGGTTCAGCATCTTCGATACCGCGGCGACCGACGCGCTCTTGACGAAGGCCGGCTACCTCTACGTCTATGCCACGAAGCAGCGGCAGGTCGAGCGCGAGAAGTACGAGAAGCAGACCGCTGAGTCGCTCGCGCTGATCATGCAGGATCAGCCGGAGATCATCGACCTCAAGGAATACCCGGACCCCGACTACCAAGCGCCGCCTCCGCAGGTGATGCCGGACCCGATGTCTGGCCAGCCAGTGATCATGCCGCCTCCGCCGCCCCCGATGCTCTATGACGTGGAGATCCGGCGCACGAAGGTAGAGACGAACTACTGTGTCGAGCCGCTGCCGCCCGAGCGCTGCAAGGTCTCGCAGAACTGCAAGACGGTGCAGGTGAGTCGGCTGTGTCCGTACTTCGAATACTACGATTTCCCGACGATCTCAGAGCTGCGCCAGGAAGGCTACGACGTTCCCGACGATGTCAACGACAATGACAACGATGCGCTGGAGGATGCGGCGCGCGACCAGTTTGGCGAAAGCCGTTGGAATGATACCAACGTCGTAGACCCGGCCATGCGGCGGGTGAAGTGCCGTTGGATCTGGATTCGCTACGACTTCGACGGCGACGGTATTGCCGAGCTCCAGTATGTCGTGCGCGTCGGGCAGACCGTCCTCTATCGCGAGGAAGTGAACCGCATTCCGGTCGGTGTGCTGTGCCCGGACCCGCTACCGCATCGGCACGTGGGTCAATGCCCTGGTGACACGGTCTCGGATCTGCAGCAGATCAATACCGTCATCATTCGGCAGGGCTTGGACAACCTGCAGCTGTCGCAGAACCCGCGCACGTTCGTGACGCAGGGTATGATCAATCTCGACGACCTCAAGATCAGCCGTCCGGGTGGCATCGTCCGCGGTAAGCAGGGCGCGGTATTCGGTCAGCACATCATGCCGTTCGAAACGCCTTTCGTCTTCGACAAGGCGATGGCGGCGCTCGAGTACATGGACTCCAAGCGCGAGAGCCGGTCGGGCGTCAATCGCTACTTCGCCGGCACCGACCAGAATGCGCTCAACAAGACCGCCTCAGGCGTCGCGCAGCTCTCGACGATGGCCGCCCAACGGGTGGAGCAGATCGCCCGCCACATGGCGCCTGGCGTGCTCGAGACGGGCTCGATCCTGCACGAGCTGATCCTGAAGTCCGGCCACAAGAAGGAAGTGGTCAAGCTGCGCGGAAAGTGGGTGGAAGTGAACCCAGCCGACTGGCGCACGCGCACCGACTTCAAGCTCTGCGTGGGCTATGCGGCGGGGAACAAGGATGCGCAGGTCGCGCGGCTGATGAACCTTGCCATGCTGCAGGAGAAGGCGATGGCGGGAGGCCTGCCCATCGTGAACCCCAGGAACGTCTACGAGACGGCCATCGAAATCACGAAGGCGTCTGACTTCAGTAACCCTGAGCGCTTCTGGCAGGACCCGTCCCAGGCGCCTCCGCAGCAGCCTCCGCAGCCCGATGTCACGGTCGTCACGATGGAGCAGATCAAGGCGCAGTCGGCGCGCGAGGTCAAGCTACTTGACGTCCAGCAGAAGGAGCGCGACAGCCAGCGAGACTACGAACTCAAGCGGCTCAAGATCGAGGTAGATGCCTCGCTGCAGGAACACACCCTCGACAAGTCGCACCAGCAGCAGAAGGAACTGAAGATGCTGGATGGCCAGCAGACTGCTGGTATCGAACACGTCAAGGCGCAGCTTAATCCGAAGAACATCGAGGCGGGCGCGAAGCAGGCCGAGGTCAAGCAGAAGGATACGGCGCTGCAGACGCTTATCTCTCGCATCGAGAAGTCAGAGGAACGCCAGGAACAGATGATGGCGAAGCTATTGGAAGGCGTCGCCGCCCTCGCGGGTCCTAAGCAGATCGTCCGTGGCAAAGACGGCCGCGCGACGCATGTAGTCCCGGCTAACTAGTGAATCTCAACGAGGAATTAGAACGCGGTGCCCAGGCCGCGCGGATTGTCTCGTCCCCGATTTATCGCGACGCATTCAAGTCAGTCGAGCAAGCCATCCACGACCTGTGGGCCGACTGCCCTATCCGCGACAGGGAAGGCGCGCACGAACTGCGCCTGCAGCTTCAGCTATTGCGCGATGTCGAGGCCGTGTTGACCGCGGCCATCGAGAACGGCCAGGTCGCGAAAGACGAATTAGAGCGGCGCAATCGCCGCGTCATAT